ATGCTGATAGACTATCCTTATGAATGGCACAAGTATATGATAAAGGGCAAAATCCGCACATTCCGTGCAGACACTCCGAAAGACATCGTTGATAAGGCTAAAGTTATCAACGAACACCTTGCCGAGCATGACATAAAACCGTTTTTCCACTTTGAAAGCGAGAGAAAATAAAAACGTAAACCGCCTTGCTTAAAGGCGGTTTTCTTCTGCCCTAAAAACAGCGTTTTGCATTCGTGCAAGGCGCTATTTTTATGCCCCAAAGCGGACTTAAGGCGTAAAACTGCGGCCGCTAATTTATAGCCGACGGGCTTTAAACGGAGGTAAAACCATGGCAGAACCCACCACACAGGCGCAGGAGCCTACCGAATCCACCACAACGGAGCCTGCCGGGGCGAATACCGGCGGAGGTGATCCCACATCTGCCCCTGGTGCTGCACAGGCACAGGAGCCTGCCGCAAAGCCCGACGCACCCACCCCGGAGGAGCTGGCGGCATTTCGCAAGTGGCAGGAATCCCAGAGATCGGACGCAGAGAAGCAGGCCGCTGCCATCAGCAAGGCGGAAAAGGCACGGCTTGCCGCAGAAGCAAAGGCTGCTGCCGCTGAGCTGAAGCTGTCTGCACTGTCCAAGGGCGTTGCGCCCGAAGCACTGGATGACGTGATTGCACTGGCACGCACCAAGATCTCCGATTCCGTCACCGCAGAGCAGGCGATCGAATCCATCGTGCAGAAGTATCCCCAGTTCGGCGCAGGCGTGACCACAGGCGTACACACCGGCAGCGGCGGCACGGACAATCTTTCCGGCGTGGAAGCGGCATTCTACGCAAAAAATCCAGATCTGAAAATCAAGTAACAGGAGGTAAACTGATATGGCACACAATGCGCAGGAGCGTTATTCTTCCCTGGTCCTGGCGAAAATCCGCAAGGAGAACAAGCTGAAAAACGGCGTGGTATTCAACACAGACTACGAGGGCAGCCCCAAGGCAGGCTCCGTCAAGATCCCGGTTCGGGACACAGAGGTGCAGGTGTCCGACTATGACAAGGCGAACGGCATCACCGCCGGCACCGGCAGCACTACTTATGAAACATTCACCATCAATAAGGATAAGGCGGTCAATGAGATCATTGACGGCTTTGACGCCCAGACGGTGCCGGACAATCTGGTGGCTGACCGACTGGACAGCGCAGGCTATGCCCTGGCACGGCAGGAGGATGTGGACGGTGCAACCGTACTGCTTGCCGGTGCCACCAGCGTGGGGGTGGGCGCACTCAGCAAGGCAAACATCTACGCAGCCATTGTGGATATCCGCACCCAGATGTCCAAGCAGAATATCCCGGACGATGGTAAGCGGTATCTGCTGGTCACCCCGGACACCTTCGCCATGATCCTGACCTGCGATGAGTTCATCAAGGCATCCAGCCTGGGCGATGCAGTGGTGCAGAGCGGCGTTGTGGGCAAGATCGCCGGGTTCAACGTGATCGAGTGGAACGATGACACTGCCGGCCTTGCCATGATTGCCGGGCATCCCAGATTTGCGACCCGTGCGGAGGAATTTTCCGTGCCGGTACACATCCAGGATCTGAGCGGTTCCGGCAAGTATGTGGGCGCATCCGCCGTACAGGGACGTATGGTCTACGGTCATAAGGTGCTGCGCAGCGTTGCCATCCGGGCAGTATACGCACCCGGCAGCGTAGCGGTTACCGTTGCTGCAGGGACTTCCGCTGCAGGCGACACCAAGATCACCGTTACCGCATCTGACAGCAACACCCTGGCGTACAAGCTGAATCCTGTATCCCGGGTGGCATACGGCACGGCTTCTTCCGCCTATGCAGGCACGGCGCTGACCTCCGGTACCGCAAAGGTGGTAAGCGGCTGCAAGGCAGGAGACGTGATCGAGGTCGCAGAGTTTGACAGCAATGGCTGCGTCAAGGTGGGCTATGTGACCCTGACAGCGGCAGACATCAAGGCGTAAGCTATGGTGGATCCGGCATACTACAAGGACAGCTGGCACGGCAGCTTTGACGGCTCTGAGGAGGAACTGCGGATCCTCCTCAGCCGTGCTGCTGACGCTGTGAACATTGCCATTACCATGAGCGGCTATACGGTGCATACTGTGCCGGATATGGTCGCAGAGAACGTGAAAAAGGCCGTCTGCGCACAGGCGGACTATATTGAAGCACAGGGCGGCGTTTCCTGCATGGCAGATGCGGGGAGCGTCGTTTCTGCTACAATCGGAAAATTCAGCTATCAGTCCGGTGCGTCCGGCAGTGCAGTGGGCAGCATGCTTTGCAGTCTTGCATACCAGTACCTGATCCCCACCGGTCTGCTGTACAGGGGGTGTATGCTGTGGTAAAACCCATCCCAAAGCGGCTGCTGATCCATACTGCAACGCTGTCAGACGTAACGGTCACTGCATTCCAGTCCGAAGCCCTGCAAACCGCTGCGGTTTTGCAGCATGTCCGCATAGATCCGTCCACAAGACTTGTGACCACCAAGGACAACCGGCAGATCAACCTGGCAGCGACCCTGTTTTTTGACTGCCGCAACAGCCGTCCTGCATCCGTGCAGTTTGCTGTGGGACAGCGGATCACCTTTGCCGGCGCTGTGTACCGTATTGAAACGGTAGAGCCGGTGTATGACGATGCCCGGCTGCACCATTATGAATTGGGGCTGAGCTGATGGCAGAGATCAACATCAATGTATCCACGATTCTGGCGAAGGCAGAAAAGGCCAACGAAGCAGCCACCCATGCCATGTCCCAGCAGGCGCTGAAGGATTGCAACGTGTACTGCCCGAAGGATCAATCCGGACTGATCAACAGCAGTCTGACCAACAGTGATCTGGAAAAAGGACACCTCGTCTGGAAAACGCCCTACGCCCGGCATTTGTATTATGGCATCATCATGGTGGATCCGAAAACCGGAAAGGCGTGCTTCCCCATTGGTGACCAGCTGTATTCCCGGAAGGGGGTCAAGAAGGTCAAGAGCAATCGGGAGTTCCGGTTTGCCGGACGGGGCAGGAAGCTGTGGGCACAGGCTGCTGCCGCCCAGCACAAAGAGGACTGGAAGGCAGTCTACGAGGCGGCACTGAAAGGAGCGATGCAGAAATGATGCGAAGCATGCTGGAGGCGTTGTCCGATTTTCTGGGTATCCCGGTGGGACGGCTGGACACGGGTAACAGCACTGCCATGGAGCTTGCTCCTTCCAGCGCCGGAATCCGGGATCTGACGGGTGCTACGGACGGTACCCTGTCCCTGCTGATCCTGTCCAAGCACACAGACCAGGCTGCATGCATCCAGGCACTGGATACAGCGGTCAGGAGGCTGACGCAAACCCGCACGCTGCCTGCCGGCGATTGCTGGCAGATGTATGCGGCGAACACATCCACACAAACGAATTACATTGCCAAGGACGGAGATTACTGGATTTATTCCTGTATCATCTCCGTCCGCTTTATTTCCAAGGAGGGATTTATCAATGCCTGAAATTGTACTGAACTATGATTACGTCCTGCAGATCAACACCACGCCGGAGGCGGAAACCGGGACCTATGCGGACGTCAAAAAAGGATTTGACAACATTGCGGAAGCGCTCAACGAGGTAGTGGAGCAGTCCTCCTACCTGGGAGACGGCGGCTACGGATCCAGTGAGGTGACCGGCGGTCAGCTGATCCTGACGCTGACCGGTAAGCGCTATACCGGGGACCCGGCGCAGGACTACATTTTCTCGGATGCCGTGTATTACAACTGGGGCAAGGCACGCAAGACGGATGCCCGGTTGATCTGCCCGGACGGCAGCGTCATTTCCTGCCCTGTAACGCTGGCGAAGGTCACTCGCAGCGGCGGTGCGGCAAACAGCTCCACAGCCGTCAGCGTGGAGGTGCATTTCAACGGCAAGCCTGCCATCATCGACACCCGGCTTGCCAGCCTGCAGATCGGATCACTGAGCCTGACGCCGGCATTTGACCCGGATGTGCTGCAGTATACAACCACTGCTACCAGTTCCAGTGACAGCATCACCGCAGCGGCGCAGGACAGCAATGCAACGGTTGCCATCGTCAACGGCAGTGCGTCTGTGACCAGCGGTGGCGATGCCACATGGGTATCCGGCAAGAACACCGTGAAGATCACTGTCACCAATGAGAGCTTCACCAGGACGTATACGGTGATCGTCACATACAATTCGTAATCCGCCATACAGCGGCACGGAGCAGCTCTGTGCCGCTTTTTATTTAGGAGGTTTATATGGCATATCAGATCAAGAAATCAAGCAGAATCACAGAGCAGATGGAGTTTCTGGGTGAGGATAACCAGGTGGTGCTGACCATTGATGTGGATATCGATGCAGACCGGCTGTCGCAGAAGTACCGGGCAACAGAAATGCAGCTGATGGAATGCCGGGAACAGGCAGAGGGCGGCTCCGCAGAGGGCTTGCAGGCCTACGGCACGGCTGTCCTGGCGTTCTTTGACCTGGTCTTCGGGGAGGAGAACACCCAGAAGATGCTGGCATACTTCGACGGCAACTATACGGACATGTTCCTGCAGGTGACGCCGTTTATTCAGCATGTGGTGAAGCCGGCCATTGAAGCAGAGATCCTGGAAAAGCGTCAGCGCATGGCCGCAAACATGCAGTTGTCCAAACGGCAGCGCCGCCGGATCGGCCTGTGATCTTCGATATTCGCCGGCCTTTGCCGGATGAGATCGACGGCTACCCGGTTGACCTTCGGTTCCAAACCGTTTTAAACGTGTTTGAAATCATGCATAAACAGGAATTCAGCACCAACGAGAAGCTGCGGTTTGCCACAGCCCTGCTGTTTCCCGGCCGCAGGGTGCCGCCTGTGGAAACGGTCAACAGATTGTTTGAACAGTGCATCAGCACCGGAAAGAAAGGCACACACAGCACCCGATCCTTTGACTTCCTCCAGGACGGAAGCTATATCTATTCCTCATTCCGCATGGACTACGGCATTGACCTGTTTCGGGAGAAGCTGCACTGGATGCAGTTTGTATCCCTGTTCCAGGGGCTGTCCGAGCGCACGAAAATGCGGGAGGTCATGTCTATCCGGCAACGGAAGCTGCCCACACCGGATAAGTACAACGGGGAGCTGATCGCCAATCTGCTGGAGCTGAAGGCATACTACGCCCTGGAGATCACCCAGGAGGAACGGGAACGGAATATACAGAACAGCCTTGCCAATCTGGCAAGGGCGCTGCGGGCAAAAGCGAGGTGATGACCATGCCCAACAATGACGGCGAAGTCATTTTTGACGTCCGAGCCAATCTGGAGAAGCTGCCAAAGGATCTGAATGATGCTAAAACCAGCACCAAGAAGGCGGCGGAGCAGATGGAATCGGACATTACGGACAGCATGGAGCATGCAGCCAAGGAAACCAAAACCAGCACGGGGAAGATCACGGACGCCATGGAGGATGTGGAAACCGGGGCCGTGTCTGCCGGGAAGGCAGTGGAGAAGATCGATGCCGACCCGTTGGATGCACTGGGGGATCAGTCTGTGGAAACGGGCGAATCCCTGCAGCAGGTAGCCGATTCAGCGGAATCCGCTTCCGGGCAGATCAACCAGGTGGCAGACAGCAGCAGTAAAGCCACCGGCATGATGGGCAAGCTGTCCTCTGCTGCGTCTGGGGTTGGCAAAGGGCTTAAAACCGCCGTATCTGGGATTGGTAAAGGGCTTAGTGTTGCCGCCAGTGCGGGTGCCGCTGTTGCATCTGCTGTAGGCGGTGCCGCCGTTGCCACCGGTGCATTTGCGGTGAATTCGGCGGTGGACATGGATAAGGCGGTCAATAGCCTGCGTGCCAGTATCGACGCCACGGACAAGGGCGCCGAGCACTATCGGGGAGTCATGAAGGAAATTTACGCCGACAACTACGGCGAGGATTTCCAGGACATTGCCGATGCCATTTCCCTGATCAACCGCAACATCGGGGATATTTCAGGAGATCAGCTGAAGGATCTTGCGGAATCTGCCTTTGTACTCCGAGACGAGTTCCAATATGACCTTACCGAATCTACCAGAGCCGCCAAGGCTATGATGAACAGCTTTGGCATTTCCGGAGAGGAAGCCATGGATCTGATCGCCCTGGGTGCACAAAACGGCCTGGATTATTCCGGAGAGATGATCGACAGCATCAACGAATATTCTGTGCAGTTCGCAAAGCTTGGATTTACCGCAGAGGATATGTTCCAGATTATGCAGAATGGTGCATGGACAGGTGCGTGGAATCTGGACAAGGTAGGTGACGCAATCAAGGAGCTTTCCAACAAGGCAATTGACGGGTCAGAAAGTACTGCCGAGGGATTTACATCACTGGGTTTGAATGCCGATAAAATGGCAAAAAAGTTTGCGGCAGGCGGTGAATCCGCAAAGAAAGCATTCCAGGAAACCATGACCGCACTTTCCAGCATCGAAGATCCATTAAAGCAAAACACCATCGGTGTACAGTTGTTCGGCACCATGTGGGAGGATCTTGGCCCCGATGTGGTTACACAGTTGAACAATATCGGCGACAATGCCGGTTGGGCTGCCGGCAAAATGGATGAGCTGAAGAAAGTCAAATACGACGATCTTGGCTCCATGTTCGAGGGGCTGAAACGCAGTGTAGAAATGCTGGTGCTCCCTCTTGGCGAGGAGCTGATCCCACTGCTGTCAGATCTGATCCAGGATGCGCTGCCTGTGATCGAGGACGTGCTCCCGGATGTGATTGATCTGTTTGGGGATTTCCTAAAGCCGGTAATGGATCTTGCAAAGGAAGCGTTGCCGGAACTGACGGAAATCTTAACTGACTTGATGGACACTACCCTACAGCAGCTTGGCGAAGATTTACTGCCGGTGTTGAAGGATGCGTTTTCTGAGTTAAAGGATCCGCTCGAAAAGCTCATCACGGAGGCACTGCCAATTCTGATCGATTTGTTCACTTCTGTCGTGCCGCCTATCGCAGAACTTGCATCCACTCTCATGCCGATTTTGGTGGATGTATTTCTGGACTTGCTGCCGCCTATTACGGATTTGATCATATCCCTGTTGCCGCCATTAAAGGAGCTGTTTACTGCGCTTAAGGATCCGCTGAATGATTTGATCACATATGCGCTACCGCCATTGATCAGCTTGTTCACATCCATCATGCCATTGATCGCAGACCTGGCTGCAACCCTGTTGCCCCCTCTGATCGATGTGTTCCTGGCACTGCTCCCGCCCATCACGGATCTGATTGAATCCTTACTGCCGCCACTCATCAGTCTGTTTGAATCCATTGCGCCCATTCTGGAGGATCTTGCGCCTGTGATTGCAATTGTAGCAGATGGGATTAGTGAGACGTTGGCAGAAGCAATTGAACTGGTTATGCCCATCATTGAGAACATCATAGAAATTCTTGGAGATCTGATCGGATTTATTTCTGACGTGTTCACCGGAGACTGGGAAAGCGCATGGGATCACCTGGTTGATTACGTTAAAGCGGTGCTGAACTGGATTCCCATTACGGCAGAAACCGTAATCAACAGATTCATCGATCTGATCAACAAGATGATCAAGGGCGTGAACAAGATCACCGGGGTGATCGGCATCGAAGCTATCTCTGAAATCGATCATGTGACCCTGCCCAGATTCCATACCGGCGGTGTGGTTGACTTCCAGGGCAAGTACGAAGATACCATCATCGCCAAGGACGGCGAAATGGTGCTGACAGAAGCCCAGCAAAAGCGGTTGTTTGACATTGCAAACGGGTATGACTATCCCACGGGGACGGGGGGATCCGGGCAGGTCATCAACCAATATACCACAGAAAGCACAGAAATCATCAACAACAACGAATTCCATGTGCGGGATGACCGGGATATTGAACGCATCGGCGAGGAACTGGCTGCACTCCAGTCCCGGAACGATGCAGGAAGGGGGCAATGATGTATATCACATACAACGGCATTACGAACACCGACGTGGGTGCAGAATTGGTGGAAATCGATATTCCAGCCCGGGCGGAACGGGAAAACGAAACCATAACCATTCCGGGCAGGGTGTCTCCGCTGTTGCGCATCTATCCACAGAGAGACGCATACAGCATCACCGTCACGCTGCGCATCCTTTACAATGAAGACCTCAGCACCGTATACAACTGGCTTAGCGGATCCGGCAGGCTGGTTTTCAGCGACACGCCGGACAGGTACTATAATGTATCCGCATGCGCCGGGATCTCCTCCAAGCGCATCGGGGCGGCCAACACCATCCGGGAGGTCAAGATCAAGCTGACCTGCGCCCCCTTCGCCTATGCCATCGCCAACGACCCAGTGGAGCTGACATCCTCCCCGGCACAGCTGCAAACGGTG